AACAGCGCCCCACAAGCCCTTGCCTAAGTCCTGATAGAAACTATCAATCATTTCTTTCCGAAGGCCCTCGACAATCGCCGTCACGTCTGCATCGGTCAGGTTTCGGTCGCTCATTAATGCGTCCTATTATGAAATGGATTGAGGCGATGAAGGCCACTAATATGAGCAACCCCATGCCCTACCCCCCAAAGAAACAGGACTACCATTTGCATCAATAGCGCAAAATCCAGCCCATATAGATAAAAGCCCGCGTCATTGCCTGACCATGCAAAGGCCGTGTGCCAGCCGATCATAATGCCATAGATTCCGCCTATGACTTGCTGGTGACGGCCTAGCGGGTGAACCAACACGGCAGCCGCAGCTATCAGATCCATTGCCCAGAACCACGACCACGGGGTATAGTTTCCGCTCACCTCAACAAATGCCATACAGACAGCCCAATTGCCTAGCATAATGAACGCGGTACGCGTCATCGGGCTATGGTTCAATATCAGGGCCATAACGCATAGCAGGCCAAGGGCTATCCCAAATTCAGGCATTTTTCGTTGCCTTGACGGGCTTCGCAGGCTTCACCACTGCTATTTTCTTTGTGCCTTTTGGTGGCTTTTTCGTTCCGCCGCTCATTCCTCTGGCTCCTTTTGGCTTTGCGCCTCAATCTGCGCATTGATAAGGTTCAACATGGGAATACACACACGACCCGGCAATTCATGCAGAGCCGCTGCAATCACGTTAAGCTGTTCTTGAGTGAATGTCAGTGTTACCGTTTCCGTTTCCATCATAATCCCTATGCTGTTGTGTTGTCTGTTATCAGGCCCATAGAGGCCAACGCTGCCAATAAGTCAGTGAAGGGCGCTCCGGTTACTCTCGAACCCGTTATCGTTGGTTTAGCCACTTCTGCGCTACCATAAAAGCCTATACCTGTATCGCCAACGACTATCCGCGTTGTGCCGCTTGTGCCAGACCGCAGGCGCACAGGAAGGTTACCCCTTGACCGCACATCCATATAGGCGTTTGCGACACTATCCGAACCCGGCTGGACGGTCGATGTGTTAACGCCGCCAGCGATCTGCAAATAGGTGTCCGCACTCGACACGCTGACCATGCGGATTTGTCGTAATCCAGCCATGTAAAAGTCGTGGCTGCCAGATCCCTTGGTCAGCCAATTCATGCCGATGTTGGTATCGGGACCATAAGGGCGAACATTTGGCGGAGAACCTGTATTTGCTCCAGAAACGTCCACACCATTGACCTTGCGGTCAGAGGTAATCCGCAGACTGGTGACAGCCGACAGTGCGAGTCGATCAGCAAGGCTTTCTCTGTACCACTCGTGGTAGTCATCAAGCGTGCCAATAGGGCCGATGCCGATTTTAGGGCCGGTCTCGGTCGCTACCAGATAGCCAATAGCGCCAACCTGATTGGTGGTTGTCAGGACGCCCCAATCTTTCATCGGCGCGACTGGACCGGTCATTACGTTGCCCGGTGCTAAGGAGGCGGTAGGGTCGAACGTGGCGAACATCGACCAGCCTGTATGACTGGACGGCCCACAAGGCCAAATGTCGCGCAAGGTATCCGTATCACGGCCACGCAATGAGCCGACAGCCAGAACGCGATTGTTCTGACCCTCAAAATAAGCCCGCTCTTTGGCAAACCCACCACGCGCCATCATCGTAACGTTAAACACATTGTTGAAACGTGTGTTGTTTGAAGCTCCAGCAAACAACCATATGTCGTTAATGTTTGATGGATTATCAGAATCTAATTCAAGGCCAGCATATTGGCGATGGTAGGTGCCAGCTTCCGTGGCGGCATATGGACCCGCAGGCGATACACCAGAGATAGGCGACAGGATAATCTCTGTCAGCGACAGCATGTCATTGACGGACCAGCGCGACCTAGTTCCGTAGGTTGTGGATGTTAGATAGAATTGCGCCCAACCCTTCGCGCAATCGACACCAGCGGCAATCGTAACCTTGAGTTGTGTGCCAGCGTTGTACGGCTCAATCGTGATGGCCGTATCGTTGTTCGTACTACCAACATTGAAATTGCAGTTCACATAGTAGTTTTCCAGCGTGTTTTTGCTGGAGGAGCCACGCATTTGGAAGGCGGGCCCAGTGGTGGGTGGACCGAAGCTGCCGTTTGTGATTTTAAGTTCACCAGCGCCCCACACACGAGAAGGCTCCACACTCGATCCCGAAAACAGGTTTTCCAGATATACGTTGGCGCTATAGCCAATATCAAAGCCGCGCTGGTTGCCCACCAACATTAGGTCGCTGCCCATGATGTTGGCGACGCCGTTTTGACCATCTGTGCCATCTATCGCAATACCCGCTACCGATTTACTGCGAATTGTCAGGTTGGAAAGCTGTGTGTAACCAACGCGCTCGGCCAATGTGCCAACAAGCTGGACACCATAGTCAGACACTCCGCGAAGTTGCATGTTATGCGCCCCACCATAGCTGAAACCCTCCCACTTAAGAGAGGCGTCAGACAACACACTATTAGCCCCATCACCGTATACAACCTGTGCAGCACCAGTCATTTCTATCGTGACGTTAGAGCCAGCATCATAAATACCAGCGGGAACGTATAGCGGCTTTTGAGCGGCATTAGGAAACGTTGCAGATGGCAAAGTTGTGGTAGACAGAAAGCCCGCGATTGCATCCGTAACGGATGGATTTACAGACCATACACGGTCAGGGATAAGGTAAGAGGTAAAGGTGATTGCATCGCTGTTAATGTCTATGACGCCATCGCCATCGACCTCCCACAGACTTGCAGCGTTGATAGTGCCGAGATTGACCTTAACCGAGGTTCCGCCAACAATATCAAACGACCCGTCAAAGTCTGGAGCGCGGGACCATGTACCCGTCTGCACGATCCATATGCCATTATCGACAGCGGCGGATTGGTTTTTCACCAATACCCTGTCACCCGCAGCCAGGGCAACACCGTCCACCGTTTGCAGGCCGGAAAGCGTGATAGTCGCGGTTGTACCCGCACGGCATGGGGCTTTTACGGCAACGCTTGTCGTCAGCCCATTCAGCCGGTCGGTAATGGTCGAAGGCATTAAAATCTCCAAACAAAAAAACGCCGCACAAAGGCGACGTTTAAGTGGCTGCTATGGCAGTTTTTCCTACTTACACAAAATAGCTGCGCAAGTCTATTCATCTATTTTTCCCTTGGTCAGTCCGCGATACCATTCAGACACCGTTTGCGGATCATATTCGTCATAGCCCACATCGACAAGGAATTGCGTGGACGTGGCAATCTGCCCTGGTAAGAGACCCGTTGTATAGCCCACAGTCTCCAGCGTTGTCTTAGTCATGCGCTTGGTATCCTCACCCCGCACAACCTTGCCAACATCACCGGCAAAGAAAACAATAGTCTGACCCGCACGCTGGATAGGCGACATTTGATAATCAAAGCCCTGATTGCCCGCAGCCTCATCCCAAAGAGGACGGCCAAGGTCACGCACAACAGGAACAGCACCGATTGCATCAAACATCATTTCCTTAAACGCCCATACGCCCCAATCTTCATCTTCCTCAGGGCCATTACCACCCAACACTTGCGCAAGGATAGGCGGAACCATAATCAGCCAGAACGCCCTTGCCATAATGTCAGGGAGATCAGCCGCCGATGCCCGCGCAACGTCACGGCCCAACGATCGCTTGCGGTTATATGACGTACTGACATAGCTGTAAAACATCGTCAGCAAGGTCAGGGCCTTACCCCAAGGCCCAGTGCCACGCGCAATGGCTGCTATATCCTTGGCAGAGCTTGACCCTTGCGACAGCCGCACAGCCTTATCGGCCGCATAGATAGCCTGTTGCTCAGTCATACCCTCAGACATAGACCGATTGTACATACCTACCCATGTCGGCACCACAACCAACCTGTCAGCATAACCAATGCCGTGGAAAGCAAAGCGCTTGCCAGCCGTCAGAACATTGCCCACCTTACCCTTGACGGTATCGGCCTGCATCATGCGGTTCATTTCGCTGCGAATATCCCGGTCGATATTGTCCATGCGCCCGCGCAATTCAGGGGATCGCTCCATAGCGAAGGCCATCATCGGTGGCATCTGGATACCATTAAAGGTGGCAAACTTCACGCCAGAGCCTGCCAGTTCAGCCGCAAACTTGCCGATGGCAGGCGTGACCCACTTAGCGCCGACATATTCAAAGCTATTCGAATAGCCTGCAATCTGTGTGATGATTGTCGTTGCACGAAAGCCCATGCCGACAACCGTTGTATTGGACCGGGCCTTACCGATCCACTTGCCAGCGCCTTCATTACCCGCTTTTTCATGCGCCCACTGGTTAGCGACATATTGCAGCCACGGGCGGGATTGTTTACGGGCTTCCACGCCTACAATGTCATCCATCGCCCGCATGACGCGGCGATCAGACAGAAACTTGTCGGCCTGCATGATGGCTTCACGGTGGGTTATGTCGTGAATAACTTCCTGAATATGCCGGTTCAATACGCCAAGATCCAACAGAATAGGATTGTTGACCTTATCCGCACGGGCTTTTGTGGATGATGACCGCGTAGTGGCACGGGTATAGCTCATGCCGAACATTTCATTAGACGCGGCGGCCCGTTCTTCTGCCGAATAGTCCTTCGTTGCGTCATAGACAGCAGGATAATAGCCGCCCTTATATGTCCCGTGCGGTGTTTCTATCGGTGATGGATCAACCTTTTCAGGCTCAACGCCATTAACCCGGCGCTCCATTGCCGCCATTTCAGGCCAAAGACCCTCGATGGTATCCCAAACCGATTGCACAAAGTCCCAATCATCTTTGGTCAGTTCGCGGTTAAGCACGTCCATGACGGCACCGTCATCCCATTCATACCCGTCGATAAGCCGCTGCCGGTTACCCTCGTTCCCCATGTTGAGCGCCATGACAATCAGATGCACACGCTTCGACTGCATGAGATTGCCGCTCTTGGGATTCGTTAGCACGGGATCAGTGAATTTATCCTGCCAACGGGCAAGCTGCTTTATGCCGACCTTTTCAAACAGCGCCTTTATCTTTGCGTGATATTCCTCCTGCATTGCCTTGGAACGGCCCTCAGCGGTAGCGATAGGCTCAAACACAATGCGATTGAACGCGCCATTAGGATTGCCGTTATCCATCCAATCAAAGATGGTTTCCATTTTCAATAGCGCGGCATCAAAATCCATAACGTTGGACTTAAGGCGATCACCGAAGGACGGCTCCATAAGGTCAGACGGTGCCTTGCGCCCCATGTCATCGGCCACACTTATAACTTCACCGACAACAGCGTCAAAGTCGCGCCGCTCCTTATTGTCGATCAGCGTTTGCTTCCACTTACCCAAGTGGATAATCTGCGAAACAACAGCATCAAGGTTCAGCAGTTTTTCAACAGTCAGGCGCGACCAGTTTTCCACGCCTAGTGTCGCCTCAAAAGATTGAGGAACGATTACATCAACACCATTGGCCTCTTGTGTTTTCGCCCACGCCTCAAAGCTACCTTGCCGGTCAATAAATGTCTGTGTGCGCTTTTTGAGATCCACCTGTTCAAGCAATGTTTGCGCTTGCTCCAGATAGTCCTGATCTATGCTTTTGAATGTGCGCTTGCGGCCCAGCTTGGACATGCGGGCAACAGCTTTATCAATCTCCTCAGCAACGCGGGTGGCTTCCGCCAGGAATGCATTGTTAAGCATTTGCGCTTGCTTATGGTCAAAAGCCGCATCCATATCGCCCTTGAGCATAGCCTCTTGTGCCAGCCTACCGGACTTCTGCGCTGCCTTGCGATATTGCTGGATAACAGCCCGTGACGCTACATCTTTGACAACGCCTTGCGCTACCGCCCTCTCCGCCCAAGCCTTCGCAATCCTATAGGGTGTAGGACGCTTCTGCGTAGAGCGGGCAAGAACGCGCAACTCCGCCGCCAAAACCTCGCCCTGCTTGTCATTGTGGATAGTCGCAAGCGCTTCCTCCTCAATACTGCCATCCGTAAATGGATCGCCATAGTTCTCCAGCATACGCGCATTGACTTCATCTTCAATGGTAGCTTTGCGCAATGAGCGAGTATCTCCGGCCTCACGCATTGCTATCTTCTGCGCCTCCATAGAGATTAGCATACGGATCATGTCGTCACCACTGCCGAAGCCTGCAATCTCCGCAATATCGTCAGGATTAGCGCCGCCCTTTTTATGGACTGGCGGCACCTGTTTCAAAAGCGTACCCGGCGCGTCAATGCCGTAGCGATCAACAATGACCTGTGTATCCATTGGTGTGGTTTTCAGGATACCCATAGCCACAAACTCAGGGCGGACACCTACTTGTTCGGCGACCTCTTGGCGGATAACCTCAGCGCGTTCTTTATACTCTTTCGTGACGCGACGCTTTACAGCGTTCATCACCTTAACAAGCAAAGCATCCCTAGCATCGCTACGGGCATCACTGACAAGCCCTTCATAGGCCGACCATTCGCTGTCCGTCATGTTATCGGGCTTGGTATCAAAGCCACGCTGTAGCTGTTGCTCCTCAGCCGCAAGCGCAATCTCTTCCTCAGTGGCAATTAGGCGGTTCATTACGTCGCGTATTTCCGGCGTAATAGGCGCTTTCAGGCTATCGACTGATTTATACAGCCGCGTCATCCAGACCTTGAAAATCTCCATGACTTTGCGCAAGCCTTTGGACGGAGCAACGCCCTCCATGACATAGCGCTCAATGCCACGCGCCCACATTTCATGGGCCTCCTCAGGGATAATTCCATTTTGTATAGGGTAACCATTAGCGGAAAACCAATCCTCGACAGTTTTCCAGTCATTGCGCAACCGCTCTGGCGCTTCTGGCAACGCGGCATCTTCGCGCAATTCCTCTAGCCATATGTGACCCGATTCATGAATGAACGTGGATTGATCGCGCAACTGGAGAAGCTCGATAATCCTTTTGCCGCTTTCCTGAAACACAGCGCGGCCACGGTGTTCTTGATTGTATGACCGGCCCGCAATAGGCTCGCGTATCATCCCCTCACTAACAGCGTAGTCTTTCTTGCGCCCCTTATTCTCATGGAAACCAAAGCGCTTGTAAAACTTCACCAGCCGAGCACGGGAGGTTGTACCATGATTATCATCTGCCTGAGCCGGTGAAAGAACAATACGCTTGCCATTAAGGTCGGCATAGGCGGTGAGTTCCTCCATTGCCTTTGTTCCAAGGCCCTGCCCTTTTTCCCCTGCAATCAACATATTCAATTTGAGATCGCCGCGAGACAACCAGACATTAAACGCCTTCAACCCAAGTCGCTTCTCAACCTCAGAGGCCCATGCGCCAACATCATCGTTGGTTATACCGGCCGCGCTCTGATACAATATCCGCGCGTCGGCTGGATCGAACGCCCCGCGATTGTTTACGGACTTAATTTGTGTGGGATCGAAGGCGGCATAGCTTGTTGCAGCAACACCCTGCCGCTCAAGATTGGCTTGATCCTTAACATTATGAGTGATTACGCCGTCGTACCCAGACTTCTTGGCCCATACGGAAAGAGCGTTTATATTTTGACTGCTTTTGCGCTGATCAAGCCAAGGTTTATTACCTGAAAATGATTTTTCAATTTTCTCTGAAAGGTCAGTGTCAGCAGGCACGACCCCATTCCATCCACGGCCTTCGGCGTCAAATACAAAGGGGTTCTGCATTGATAGATAAACGGGCAATATATTTGCGCCTCTTTTTGAATCGCGCGATTTTCTTTGATCGGCATATGCGCTGGCAGTTTCGCTATCCCCAAACCAATACGCCCCACCAGCTTGCCCACCATCCTCAGATGAGCCAAATATGGAAATATCAGCATCTGTCCCATGATAGACCACCAACGGCCTACCCTGTTCATCGACAACCTTACTTTCACCAAACCAGTTCCAGAAGTTGCGCACGCCTTCCTCTGTCTGCGCGATAGGCTGGCCATTGCTGTTCACGGTTGAGCGGGTAACACCGTCAATGGTTATCGTATCAGGAAGCGATTGATCGTACCCAAGCCCCGCCGCCTGCTCTGCTACATAGGCGTCCATAGCCTCACTAATCTGCTTGCGCGTGGCCTTGTCAGGATCAATAGTCCGACCTTCCAGCAATTCCCGCAGTTGATCCGCAGCATCACGGAAAGACGTATCAACATCCTCGGAGAAGCGTTCACGGCCCGCAAGCTCTTCTGATATAGCATCCAGCAAGACGTTAACCTCTGGACGCTCTGCAAAATCAGGAAAATAACCCTCTTGCCATGCCCGCATTGCCAGATTGTCAGGCGAATTGCTGTTCTGCATACCATCCGCGCCAAGCATCGAGCCTTGACCCGCTATACTTTCACGGATCAGCTTGCGCTGACCTTTTGCACCAATACCCTTGATAGGCCCCAAACCCATAGCCTTAAGGTCGCCACCGGGATCAGTAATGCCACCCTGTTGTGCAATCCACTTCACCAGCGAAGGCCCACGCGGAATAGGTGCATCCTTCTTACGGCGCATGGTGGCAATCAGCATATCGAGATTGTCAGCAGGCTTTGCACGGGCAAGCCGCTCAGGCAGCACCTCGCGTATTTCCACATCATATTCATTGCCGGTCAGTTCGCGGCCCAACATGGTAGCACGGGCCTCAGCGCGTCTAGTCACCAGTTCCGCTTGCGTGCGGGCCATGCTTGGCGTGTACCCGGCATTAGTCAGTTTAGTGTATGCACTATCAAACACCATTTCACGGGGCGCACGTTCAGCAGCAGCGGCCCGCTCTTGTTCCCCCATTTTGGTGGCAAGTTCATCCATCACATCGGCCATAGCGTCATTGAATGACAAAGCCTCGCGCTTGCTATCACCCCCCGGCGTCAGGCGCACATCATCCTTGATAGCATCCCATGCGGTTGATCCTGCAAATGTCGTGACAGCATCGGCCATAGGGATCACAACATCGCCATCTTTGGCAATGCCTTCCGCTATATCATCCGCGTAGTCGTCAAATTCGCCCTTGTAAGCGTCTGACTGCATATATGCCTGCATAGCCTCAGCGGGAACGTATAGCGTCTCTGTGCCAGTATCCTCGGCCATTTTAGCCATAAGCTCTTTGAAGGCTTCAGGATCACCCTGCCTAAGCTTGGACGCACTGGCCGCATTAAATGTCTGATCGAGCCGCGCACTCTCTATCTCTGCATTTTTGGCGTTCGCCAGTCGGCCTGTGATTTTAACAGCAGCGCGAGCCGTGCGATCAACCGCAGTGGTGAGAGCGGTAGCGCCACCGACGCCACCAATAGTGGCAACCAATGTTTCAGCAGCCGCACCGGGTCGCTCTTTGACAAACTCTGAAAGTGTCTTGTCAGGATTGAGCGTCACCCATTCCGTAAAGTCCTGCATGAGTGTAGCCAACTGTTCGCCCGGTATTTCCGCTGCAAGCTGACCCATGAGGGTTTTGAGTATGGGGGTTTTTGTAGCAATATCACCAGCTAGTTTGCTAACCGGGATTTTCTCGGTCACATACTCGATAGTGCCTTGCGTAGCGCCATAGATTGCAGACCTTTGCGGAGACAAACCAGTATCACGAGCTTTAATATACTCATTGCCGCCAGCAGAGGCCGCGAACATTCCAACACCAGCCGCCGGAGAGCCGAGAAGCGAAACGCCCACAGAAGCAGCAGAAAGAGGAACGCTTTTAACGCCTGCAAGAAGGTTTTTGCCAACCCAGTTCGTTACATCGGGGCGGGCCTCTTGCGCAATGACTTGCCCCTCTCTTTGCTTGGTACGCGCATATCCTGAAATATATTCCGGCAAAGACTTGAAGCCATACCGCTTTGCTGCTTGCCGTGAAATGTCTGTTTGAGGCTCCAGCGCTTGAGCGTTCTCAGCAAGGCCAGCAATTGCACCCCATAGGCCAGAGGTGGCTTGCATGGTGCCAGCGCCAAGCGATTGTACAACGGACTTGGCACCGTACAATGTCTTACCCAAAAGACCCAAAGCATCGTAATCATCCGCAGCCATCGCAGCGTTACGCGGTTCGCTCGACCATGACGCAAAGCCGGGATGCTTTTTGGCAAGGGAATTAACAGCCTCTGCCTTTTCCTGTGTCTCGAACGTCTGCAAATCGCTTTCGATGACAGGCGCAGGAATACCACGCTTGCGGGCCAGAACATTGGCACGGGCCACCGTCGCGCCATCACCCATTGCAGATATGTCCAGAGAGCGCTTAACAGCAGCATCGGCGGCGATCATATCATCATATGGGTTATCACTGACCTCAACGGTCCGCGCAACCGGAGGTTCGTAATCACTAAGCGAGGGCAGTTTAGCCATTATTGTATTTTCCTACGGAAATATGCCACAATTTCGTCATCGGTCGGTTCACGATTGTACTGCTTAGCATAGCTTTTCTTGATAGCATCCTGATCCTTTTCGGGAACATTTGCTATTGTGAAGTCAAAAATCTTGCGCGTCGTGCGTGATGTTCCAAAAAAGCCCGTTTTGTTCATAAGCACGTCACGGGTGGCCTTAACAAACGCCTCCTTTTCCAGTGCGTCAGTGATCGGCTTACCCGTTTCAGCATAAGCCGATAGCGTCTGTGTCATAAGGTCATGGACCGCAAGGAACCGAGCCTGTCCCTCAGCAGTGCTATTAAGCTTCATGTCAGGCGTTTTATATGTTGCGATTGTAGCAGTGATACGCCCGCGCAAAGCTGTGGTTTTAGGCGTCTCGTTATTCATTTCTGCCTGCTTCACTTGCAAAGCGCCAATTTCCGATGGCTTAAGAACACCCACCAGTTCCTTCAAGTTGCGATGCTTAAATGCCTCAGGGTCTTTCGCTATCTCAAGCTTAACACCCCATAAAACATCGTCAGACTTCTTTTCATCCATGCCTTTGACATTGGACTTTGCAGCGTTGTCAAAGCGTATCCAGTCTGTACTGGACAGGTTTTTGTTGCCGGGTATCTGGCTAATATCGGTGAAGTTATCGCCAAGCGTTTTAATGACTTCCATCGCCTCTTCCGCAGCATCATCCTCACGGCGTTTGGCAAGGTCATCGCCAATCTTGACGCGCTTATCCGCAAAGTCACGGGCGCGTTCAAGGCGCTCAGGGGACCACCCTTCCTTGTCGGCCCGATCCTCAAGATCGCGGTAGATATTCTCTTTATCCCAACGCCGCGCCTCAGACTTAATGCCACCGGAGCCAGTGCCTAGGACGACATGCCAATGATCGCCGGTTGCGTGTGCAGTCTTACCGCTGCCGGTTTCGTCAATAGCCTCGATAATCTTATAGCCTGATTGCTCAATCTGACCCACAAAATCAGAGAACGCCATGCCCTTGATAGGTGCAACATCGACAGCCGCATGGCTTTTAGCGTGCCACGATGCAGGGTTCTTCTTTGATAGCGGATGATTAGAGCCACGATAGCCAGACGTCACATTAACGCCGGGGAATATCTGCTTAATAGCCTTGACGCCGTCCTCAGTAGGAGCCTTGGGGTTCTTTGCATCCTCACGGATTGCGGGCAATTCAAACGCTGGCATAACGTCAGCCATAGCCTGCCGGTCATCCATTGCGGCCTTGACCTTGCCCGTGAGATCCAAGCGAGTGCGCCAGTCCATCTTGTCCGAGTTGGCGGCGAGTATCTGTTCAGCCCGTTCGGGCTTTTCCTGCAGCAATGCCGATGTAACTTGATCGGTCAGATAACCGTCTGTCCACTTGCGGCGTAATACCACGGCATCGTCAGGATCGAGCGTCCCCTCACCCACAGCCCCGTCAATCATCGTGCCAGCAGTATTGATAGCCTCTTGCCGGGTAGCGTCATCCATAGCGGTGCGACTTACCCCGTGCAGTTCATCCAATGCCGTCGCCAGAACGCCTTTACGCGCAGCAACCCTTTTACCATTGGCGGCTTTCAGAACGTCAACTTTGCCGCGATCAATATCAAGCGTGCTTTCCATTTCAAAGGCAGCACGATCAGAGCGGCTTTGAATGAGAGACGTAGCCGCCTCCCTCGCCTTATTCATGCGGTCATTGTAACGGCTTTCATAAGTCTCATAGTCGCCGTCTTGCTCCAGTTCGGAACGGGCTTCCACGTCAGCCTTCAACAGCGCAGTCTTAGCCGCACCATAGGCAAGCTTGTCCTCTTTCTCGATGACAGCCGCCGCTTGGCCTTCAATGCGTTCACCAACATTGGAAACAGCGTCAGCGACAATCTGACCGCTATTGTCGGCAACAATCGCACGACGACCAGAGGGGATAGGACGCGCACCAAGGTCTGTGCGATCAGGCAGTCTAGCCATTATTTACCCCCAACCCTGTCAAATAGCGACGTGCCAGTGCTTAGCAGTGATGACGCCGCATTGATATAGCCAGCCGTTTTAGTGGCCTTCGCCTGCTTGCGGGCCGACTTTGCCTGATCCTCCATCGACAATGCCGATTGATTGCCTTCATAAAGCGCAGACAATGCCCGATACTCGCCCTCGCCTGCAATACCTTCCAGCAGATTGATGACACTTGGATCATCCACACCACCACCAGAGGCAGCGGCAAGAGCAACACCCCGGCTGGTGGCTAGCCTGGCCTGCCGCCTTTCCTCACTCGCCTTGCGTTGGGACGATGCACGCTCAAGCCCTGCATTGGCCTCCAGTTGAGCAGCCTGCTTGCGCAAATCCTTGGCCTGTGAATTGGCGCTGATAATCGAGCCGCCAGCTTTCAGTGCTGCACCCGCTGCAAGAGCAATTTGCGCCATTATTCACCACCCCATATGTAAAGCTCGTCGCCATCGACTACCCCGTAATGCACAAAGCCCAAGCGTGTCAGCAACAAAGGCGCACCCTCTTCGCCATCTTCTGCAATGGCAACCAGTGGCCCTTTATATTTCTCGCACACGCCTTGCACTTTCTTGATAAGTCGGAGCACCGCCATATGCTTTAGATAGGGCTTTAGCGCGTCATTGACCACAGAAACCAGCGTTGCAAAGGGACGGCGCATAACAATACCCAAGATAGCCTCGACATGACCGTTAAGCTCGACAACCCATGCACGAAAAGAGGCTGTTATATCGGGATAGAAGTGCATCACATCGTCTTTGGTGGCTGGCCTTGTGGTTATCATTTTGCCTGTACCTCCATATCAGCAACCACCGCCAGTAACGTAACTGGCCTTGGCGCTGCCGCCTGTAAGCATATCCGGCTATCTGTATCCCAATCACCGGCAAAAGTGAACATGGCCTCATCATATTCAAGGCGCATTTCGTCCACCACTTCCGTGTAGCCTTCAATCAGTGGCAGGCTATCCATAAGATCAAATGACGGGCCATATTCCAGACCATCCCTGTGTATCCATCGTGCGATCACGCCAATGCGCGTAACCTTCTTTTTCATGCACAACATCGTGCCATCTTTGAGCGCATAGGAAAGCTTCGTGCTTTTGTAGGTCGCTGTATAGGGCAAGCCGACAATCGCATTTTCCACAGCCACCGATAGCGTGATAGAGCCGCTTGCAACCGTGTACGTCCCAAGGTCGCGCCCAGCAGTATCGTCATCATCCCAGCCCCATGCAACAACGCTTTCGCCTTCAAGGTGGCCAAGGCCGGTAATCGTTGCAGTGGAGGCACCAGAATATTCAATAAAGCTATCGGCCAGCTTGGCATCGGGATAACCCCGGCACTCTTCTTCAAAGGCAAACTTTTCGTGATAGCGCTTGGTGTTACCGTTAATCACCCGCTTGACGGTGTAATAGACATAATCCTCCTGCATACCAGGCAGAACAACAACATCCTCAACAACACCATCGGTTTCAATATCAACCCAGCATGTCACTTGTTCTTGCTTATCATAGACCATCAAGCCCACAGTGCCGTCAGTACGCACAACATGGACGCGCTTTTCAGGCTTTTGCTGTGCCGCCAGGCGAACAATGCCGGGATCCCCAATCTCAGGCACGAGCTGCGATATTTCCGCAGAGGCATAGTCATAGGTGCCAGCATCGTAACCGCTTTCATAAATACGATTGCCAGACGCATAAATGCCGGACGTGCCAATCTTGACACTGTTAACATCGAGCGCCCCGTCAGTGCTGATACCCTTAAGGTTGAAATTGGTGGGCGTTAGTGGTTCATCAAATGAGGATGACCGAGCGGACCGTATCTCCCCTTCACAGCCTAGGACAAGCCGTTGTAGAGGCATAAGCCAGTGGACAACATCAACAGGACCCGATCCAATCGAGCGCGAAATAGGAGCGCTATCACCCTCCACTTCGTCGTCGAAATTGGCAAAGGAATCGGATACGGACCCCCATACGCGATCCTTTCCGGCCCACCACAACCGGCCTTCATACAGCGCCACCGATGATGGATAGCCGCGATATTCTGACCAGTAGCTTTCTGACCATTCGGATGTTGCCGACACATTGCCAAAGGGCTGCAAGGTATCTGCCGTCACCGATGTAGAGGAGACATACCCCGTCATGCGGGCAATGCCGGTCTGCGAACCAGACGAGTAGCTCAGTAATGCGTTGGCAGTGCCTGACGTGTAATTGCCCGACTTTATGCCAATGCGATAATAGATAATCTGGCCATCCAGCGTGTCGTTATACGATACACTTGTAGGCGTGAAATACACACCGCTTGCAGCATCCACCCAATCGCCCGGATCTCCCACGGAATATTGTAGCGTTACAGTGGCCGTAAACGTGCCTGTAATGACGACAGCGAATAATCGGCTGTTGCCATTGCCAGCAACCCGGATAGGCGCGGAGAATTGATTATCGCCGGTCAATTCGACCTCTGCCGACTGCCCCGTCTGTGTCAGCTTGTAGAGTGTGCCGACATGCTCAGGCGTAAACAATGGCTGCGAGGCTGTTAGCGTGATGTTGCCGGTCGCCGCAGAAGGTGCCAGCGTGAGAGGCGTAAGGTTCTGAATACGGAACGGACCGTTATTGCTCTGATAGATGACGACTGACCAGCTACCATTATCACGCCGCTCTATGCGCCTTTGCCGATGATTGGCAGACGCAACGAACACAACGTCGCCTGATTGATCCCAACGCAAGCCATAGAGATCAGCCTCTTGCCAAGGTGCGCCGATAACCATGACGCCAGCCGCCGCTATCTCGATGCTACCCACAAGAGACGAGCGCTCTTCATAATTCAGCAAGTCGATATAGAAGTCACCCGTTGGCGTCAGTGTTAGCGAGTGAATACCCGTAGCAAGCGATGTTTCAGCGATATATTCATCGCCGCCCGCTGTGGATCCTACACGAATGAGGATAGGGCCGCGATCAACCACAATATCAAGCGCGTGCTGGATACCTACGCTTGTCACTGTCACCTGTTGACGACGCCTTGCCGCACTGGTGCCTGTACCGGACAGCAGCATAAATCCACCCGTGACCCAATTGGATACGGCAGAGCCGCTATCAAGGTCAGTCCAGCCCGATAGATCAGTGGTGAAAGAGCCGTTTGTGATGGCCGTTGTGACAGCAGGGCGCGTGATAAGCTGATCGTTGACCCATACCCGCATAGCGCCGTCTGTCAGCTCAATGCGGGCAGTATCTGTGCGTGAATAGATAAACGGGATGGTGACAGATAGCCTGTCCGCCTGTGTGCCGCCTGTATAGCCCATGCCAGCACGAAGCGACATAGGGCCAAGCGTGCGAGGCATCCAGTTAGTCTGGACCTCTGCCGACATGGCCAGCCGGTCAAAGTCAATGCGGGCCAGTGCCAGTGGCGAAATGCGACCACGATTGAAGTGGAGAAATTGAGGGTTCATCCGCGTTGGTTCCACAAGCTTCTGTTGAGGCTATTGCCATGCCGTGCCGTTGTCCATTGTCCGGGCGGCATAAACCGCGTCGGCTGGCGCATAGCATCGTCGGACATGGCTTCTTTGCGGGCTTCATCATATGCCTTTTCAGCATAGGCTATGATGTTGCTATCATTGGTGACATTGCCCGCAATCTCTCTTGCGAGATGAGCCTCCACAAGCTTGATAAACTTCTCGTTCCATAGCGACATATCACCGCCATAGGTCAGCCCATCGGAAACATAGGTCACATACATGGTCTGGAGATCAGAATACCAGTAATGCCGTTCGTCTGAATACTCCAGAACCGGGCTTTTCATGCGTTCATCGGCGCAGATCATCACCGGCTTGACCATATCGGCCGGCTGATCGAAGGCATAGCGATAGCCAAAGGCTGGCGTGATCGACGGCGAATAGTCAATCTGGACAGTGCGCCGCGCAAACGTCCATGGCCCGACTTGCAGGCAGTACTGCACCGCCCCTTCTGTCCGGCCATCCGCCCACACGTCATCAAGAAGGCGGCGGGGTTCCCTGTTTTCGGTTAGGGACAACAGCTTGCGCTCTTTCAAGATACGCAATGCCCCGTTATAAATACCTAGCTGCGTTGCCATTTGAGAACCCCGTCCTTTTAATTAGCGATCAAGTGCGGCAATGTAGTCTTTGACCCATTTCACCGCGTCCTCTTTTGCCGCAAAGCCATCATGCATGATTTGCTTGTCAGAGACGCGCACGACGCGAAACTTCGTCGAAGGGCCGGACCACTTCACTTCAAACTCGTCACCAACACTGGCGACGGCTGGTGCTGCTTCTGCCCCATCAAACTCCACCTTATGCAACAGCGTGACATTGGCGTAAGCCTTGCCCACAGTGCGAACCATGAGGAGCGCATAATAATCGCCACGCTCAGGGAGAATGCGGATCAGATCACCTTGTCGCAGCTTATGCGCCACATGCGCCCAAAAGGCAGGCTGCAATGCGTCGTCAATCGTCTGGCTATCAGTGAGAGCCGCGCCGTAAGTGCTGCAATAATGGTCGGCAGGCTGCAAACGTGCCTGCATCAGTGTGTTATTTGTCGTCATCGTACTTCCTTCTTCTTATTGAAGCCGCCTAACAAGAAAGGGCCAGCCCGCGAAGGCCAGCCCTTTAAGTTGGACGACAGTTTCAGTTGGCCTTAATCGCCATCTGTCTGGGCAATCGCAGTGCCATCGGAAATATCAGCAACGCCTGTGGTGGCGCTTACGTCAATCACTGTGCAAAGCGATGTAGTCGGTACGTTGGTATCTCGGACAATCACCGTGTCACCCACGCGCAGGCCGACAAAATAGCCATTGGTGAAATAACCGGAGGTGTTGACCGTGGCGATAGGATCAGCACTTTCATAGTACCAGATCTTGCCGCCAACCACGCCCTGAACGGTAAGGCGTGGAGGATTGGAAGTTGCATAAGTCATTGTAAGTTACCCCTTATTCAGCAGCGAAGGCGGAACCGTCATGGTTCATCACCACAACACCGCTATTCTGGAGAAGCTTGGACCCCATGAACACACTTGCGCGGGCATAGGTGTAATCCTGCTCCTGATCGTAACCCACTGGCGTCTGAATGCCCGAAGAGTTAACCGCATGGCCAATCGAATTACGATGGTACATGAAGCACTTTTCAGCACTGGTGCCGACACCCGGCAGATTAGGATGCACGATCCAGTTAACGCCCAACCAGCGATAGAAGCCCACAGTGTCCTTCCATGCAGTAGCGCCACTGTCTAGCGGCTTCATGGATACAAAGTCAGCATTGCTAAACTCTGGAACGGACAGGAGATACGCTTCAAAGCCCGGTGTAACAGCGGCCCATATATTGCCATCAAAAGGCACTTCATTGTTACCAAGGATTGTCTTGGCACGAAGTGCAAGCATGAGGGTGGCCGTCTGCGCTGTGCCGGTATCCTGTGTCGCCGTGTTCAGCTCAGTCACAATATCACTGTCAATCTTACGATTGATAACGCCGATTGTGGTGCGCTGCATGATGGCACGCTGATCGCCCTGTGAGGCAAAGACGTTGAAGCCGGTCTTGCGAACAAGATCATGCCACTCGGTCAAAGCCGCGGTATATTGCGTCAGGTCATCGGCGCGGGCAGGGATAAGGCCATTAACGCCGCGTGTCGTAGCTTCGGCAGAGCCGGAACCAGCAACAAGGAACGTCGCCTGATTGCCCTTGATAACGCTTTCAGTCGTGGTTGTCTGGCGCAAGAGAGACTGGCTGGCCTCGAACATTGCGATGGATTCTTGACGATATTGAATTTGAAATGCTGTGTCTGCCATGACGGCAACTCCTATAAGAAAAAATAATGGATTTTCTCACAGGGCCGATGGTCAGATGGTCATCGCGGCTTGCGGAGCGACAACACCCTTTACGGGGCTGTGTTTGGTGCCTGCCTACAGGCTTCTTTGGTAGCCGGGGCGCTTTTGACGGGCCAGCTACCAAAGGTATTACACTACCACTGAGGATAAATCAACCCCCAAGCTTCTCCCTTGCCATTAACAGGTCACGATAGCGGGCTTGCATGGTTTCATCTTTATTGTACTGGGTGCGGTCTGTCCGCATAATGCCCTCAATCTTTGCAATTTCATCAGTGATAGCGCTTGCCTGTGTAGCACCAGTGCCGGGGACAACCGTTGATAGTGGGTTAGCCTCCAGCGCCATAGACGCCAGCCATTTGAGAGCCTCAGGCTTATACCCGATAGGCACGCCGTCAGCACCGCGACCATTGCGGAAAATCTCAGCCACTTCTGTAGGCAGCGTTTCAAGGTGAGCATGCACAACATTGAGATTGCGCTTGTAATCCGCACCCCATTCCGCACGCAATGCTTCAACGCCTGCAGCCTCCGCCTCACGGGCAATGTTGGCCTCTTCTGCAAGCTGCTCTTCGACAATGCCGTAATAGGTCTCGATTGCAGCCGATACGACAGACGGAGGCGCGTTCTGTTCGTGCATGGCAGCAAGGAACTGATCGACCAGCGGCTTGTCATCATCACCAACTACAAGGGCCTCAGGCAGCGACTTGTAATAATCCTCGGTAGCCTCTGGTACGCCAAGCTCTTTACGCCATTGCGCCATATCTTCGTCAGACGGGTTTTCACCCAAGGGCTTGCGGTACTTCCCATTGCGAATATCGTCATGGGTTTCCTTAAACTTCTTAAGCGCCGCATCTTTGGAATGATAGCGACCAAGGAAGCTCAGAAGCTCCTTATCCTCACCAGCCCATTGTGTGCGCCAGTCCGTTGCCTCGCCTACATCCTCCGCCTCAACAACGGTCTCGACCACAGGTTCGGCTACGGTTTCAGTAACAGCCTCTTCAACGACAGGCTCGACGGCCTCGCTTGTTTCAACTTCACTCATTATTCGTCGTCCTTTAGTTTTTCTATGTCGATAGCCTGTAGTGCCAGCATTTGAGAGCCGACAAAGCGCCGACCCTCCATGAAGGCCGTAGCGTGGCTATCACCGCTACGGAATGACTGACCACCTATGTTTGCAGCCGCTTTTACGATCCACTCATAGGCAAGTTTCTGTTGGCCCTCTGTTGCCATGCCATTGGCAAAAGCCTTGATTGCAGCAACAACAGGGACATTGAACCCGGCAGGCGTATCAACCGCGACAACGGGGAGAGGCTTCACCGGCTTCATACAAGCGCTTCCTCACCCAGTGACTGGCTGGCTTGTCCCATCTTGGCCGCAACGTCAGCACCAGCCGCCATTTGCTCCAGTAGCGCCGCTGATTGCTGTTGCTCTTCCCGGCCTGCAATGATTGCCGCAGCGTCATCTTCGCTTCTGATCCACTTTGCAGGGATACCAATGGATGACAGAACATCACGGAACGCCGTCGATATGTCGATATTAGCGTCAGCCGTAGGATCAAGCGCCAATGTGTCGGCAAGCATGGCCTTGGCCTCCATGAACTTCGTACCCTTTTGCCGATCAATCGCGTCATGCAGCGGGCTTTCAAACTTGAACGTTATATCCTTGCCGCGGATGCTTTGCGGAATATCATCGACAGGACCGAACGCACCGCCGCGCATGAGCAATTCAAATGTCGCCTCGCATGTCGCTGCATTGTCCTCATCCTCCAGTGGTTCAAACAACGGCGCAGCCTGCCTGATATAATCCTGCACACGTTGGCCAACCTCATAAGCGGTCATTTCAGGGCCAGTCTGTGGCAATGTCAGCTTGTTGATAAAGAACGCCTCGCGCAGCATTTCCATAGTGTCGCGCTGTTGCTCAAAACCGATAGGCATACCGCCACGGTCCTGTGTCAGTGGCCGCAGCACTTCACCCAGTCGCTCATCATAGGCGCTATCAACCCACGTAATACCACCGGCATAGATGGATATATCCGAGCGGATAGCCTCTTGCACCGCAATCATTGGCGGGTTTGTGGCTTTCTCGCCAGCCTCCAGCAGCGTCCGCGTCATAGCTTGCAGCAGACGCGCATCGGGCAGAGCACACACGGTTGCAGGCGAATAGGCATATTGCGAACCGGAAACGGTCTGCCAGCGTGGAATGATATATTTGAAATAGGACAGCCCCACCATTTCCATGATGTGCGCGTTATCAACGTCCAGATATATCTCGACATAAGGCACCTTGCCCTTGCCCAGATACTCACCTTCACACATGTCAGCAGGAATGACGACATGCCGGACATTCACTTCTGCATAAGGCTTCTTGTCGCCGCCGGTCATCTTATCTTTGACCTTGCTATGGCACTTGTCACCAAACAGCTTGATCAGATCAATGACGCATGGCTTCCACTTGCGATGGACCGTATCAATCTTGCCCTCGACATTCTCGCACCACGCAACATCGCGCAAATGCCAGCAACGATAGAGCAAGCCATTGGCCTCGCGGTTCAGCTCAACAGTCTTGACCGATTGCCCGAACGTCGCGACGTCATGGTCGCTTTCTTTGGAGGCGCGGACAAACAGTGATGAGCGGTCATACATGGCACGCTTTTGCACCTTGGTGGCATATTCCAGCCATTGCTTGGCGGCAACGTCCTCAAACTCTTCCCGCTCTGCCCGCAGACTAAACCAGTCAATGCTTGTCGGGCGCATCATGGTAGACAGGCTATTGCCCAAATCACGCCGCACGAGAACGGGATAGCTTGTGGTCAAGTGGCTGGCGAATTCATCCCCGATTGTGCGCGTGACAGTGAAGTCGGCCCGCTCTGGATAGAATTGGTCAGCCGTGTTTTGCCAAAGCGTTAGCAGCGTCTCGCGCTTATTGAAGAGGTGATCGCCTTGTCGGATAAGCGCGTTAACGTCCATTATGACCCCAATTTCTCACTAATCAGTGTGCTTTCCATCGGCTGGCGCTTGCGGCGCGTGGACTTGACATAGCCCACGTCGCCTTGTGTCAGCGCGTCCACCTTTGGCTCATAGGTTCCAGTGGGCAATTCAGCTTTCTTCTTCTTGCCAACGCCCACCAGCTTGCCCAAGCCTTTGAATATCTTCTTGCCCACGGTCAGCCCAGTGTATCGCTACTGTCTGACAGCATGGTCGATGTTCGCCCACCGGCAGACATGCGCTCCGCTAGCGCCTTTTTCTTAGCACGCCGCACAGCTTCATCATCCGCAGTCGGCATGACGCCAATCTTGTTTGTGTAGCTTGGCTCGGCAGCAGCCTTCTTCTTATTGCCCAGTGCAGCACCCACCAAACCAGCAGCGCCACCGATCAGGCCACCAGTGGCGACCTTGGCAATCTTCTTGAATATCTTCTTACCCACTAGCGATTCCTTCCCATGATTACACGAGGCGCACGACCCAGCGAACGCCGCTGATCCTGTACCCATATCTGTCCGTCCGTTACCGCTTTAGCGCCGGACCACCACGCCATGACAACAGCGTCACCGCGATCAGGTGAACGACCAATCCGCTTGATGAGCTTGTCCTTGGCTTCCATCGCAATGCCGCCTGGTATCTCATAATAGCGGGACGATGTGAGATCAGCCATTAGCTCTGGATCATTGGGCAGCATGATAGGCGAACCACCGGGCTGGTCAGGGTTCAACGCCTCGCGCAACCCCCAATATGCCTCAGTACGGACATTGGCAAAACGTAACTGGCGATCCTTGGTACGGCGAACGGACGCCTTCACGCCCATATATCCTACAGCGTCAATCTGGTTTTCCCGCAAATGCGCATAAGCATCGGCACCCCAGCCACCGCCAACGTCGATAATCACTTTAGCCCCATCGCGCCGCTTGGACATGACAAGGCCAGCAACATCACTGCCCAATGGCGTTTGTGAACCTGGCACCACAACCAGCGGAGAGAACCACCCATCATAGCGAGGAGCAACCACGGTTTTGTCAGAGCCACCTTGAGCAACGTCAACACCGATAGCGCACATTGGCACACCCGGAGGCGCACGGTCTGTCCATCGGTTTTGCGCCTCACGCACCCACTCGGTCGGGATGACCTGCCATATGTCGTCGTCGGCCTCAATATCGAAGCGCCCCTCACGATAGGCCATGCGCAGTGCCTCAGGAAGGCCAGCCAGCACGCTATCGTAATTTGTGGAGGCAAGGTCGGGATTGTCAGACAGACGCGCTGGAATGAATGTCCTAGACCGCGCACGCACCATTTGCCCGTCAAGCTCATGTGGCCCCGGACCATCAACCTCAACGCCACCAAGGAACCACCGCAATTCACCGGGCTTGGCAGGGTTAGGATGTGTCATATCCAACCAAGGTGCCCAATATTTGATGACCCAAAAGCCCTCTGGCCGTGTTGGTGGATTGCCCGCAGCGATCACACGGCAGCGCTGCTTAGGATCAGCCGAGCGGTTCCATATTGTGATGAATGTATATTGCGTCTCGGTAAAATCGCTTATCTCGTCAAAGCCGATAAGGTCGTGAGGCGTGCCTTTGTACTTTTGCTTGTCATCCTCTAGCTGACAGCCGCCAATATCGATGACGCGCCCGTCTGGCATACGCCATACCATGTCTTGACCGTTCCAGCCGTCGCGATGGCCGATAATATCACGGAAGCGGTCGAATAGTTTGGAGGCTTCCTTGTTTGTGCGGCGTAGGATCAGCGCCCGTTTATGCTCCACCAGAGAGCAGCCGACCATAAGGTCCGTGTTATGCGTTGGGATCATCGCACGACTGGCGAGATACTGCCGTGTAGGGCTATCAACACTGATACAGCGCGTTGGCACCGATACCACAGGTTCACATGCCACAATGTAGCGGAATCGCGTTGCAGGCCATGCCAGCAGGCTACCAGCATAGGGGATGGCGTGATTATGTCTGCCGTCAGAATCCGTCAGAGAGTGATATATCTCTGTTGTGTCGCGCATTGTTCCGACCGGCAAGGTATCGCCACTCAATTCCTTGGCGTTAAATGTCACCCACCGATGAACATCATCCGCCACAATCTCAGTGCCGTCATCAAAGCGCAGTCGGTAGCATGGTCGATGGCTGATAGCGCTAACCGCAGTCACCGCACATGGGTAGCCATGTTCATCGAACAGCGTATCGCCAACACTTACCTCGCCCATAGTAGTCCAGCCCGAAGGCGTGGGCAGTAGCGTATCAAGTGCCAGACCCTTGCCACCCCCGGCTGACCCGCCATAAAAAAGCTCGTCAGCGTCGCAGAAATAGGCGTCAGTTTGTGGCCCAGGATTAGGAACCCAAATTTTGTCTTTGGTGCCATCCAATGCCATGCGGACAACGGCCTCCCTCTCGTCCTCTGGTAATGCACCAAGAGAGGAGAGGACGTCGCCCAGCAGAGACATTAGAACGTGAACGCAGTCTCAACCACGTCATACCAGACGCGGACATACAGGTCACTGGTGCCAGTCGTTACCTCACCAGAGAGCAGGCTCAGTACCACGGCAGCATTGGCCACCAATGCAACACCGTCAGCAGTACCACCACCGCCGGAACGCCCGAAGATGTGCCGTGTCTGCGCGGTAGCCTGATCGAGGAACCCGGTCGTTTCCACGGATGCAGAGCATAGAGCGCCCGCCGCATTGGTGTAGCGCAATGCCAGATCCTCAGCAGCGCCAACGTCAGCATAAGCTGTGCCAGCGGGCTTGTAGATCAACAGGCGCAGCGGAACGATGCACAGGCCAGCGCCGGGTGCCGCAATGATCGTCTGTGGGGTGGCATTGAGGGCCAACACTTGCGCTGACGTGACGCGCTTCTGTGCCATTTCACCAACCCGCGTGGCTGTTTTGAACGGGTTGTTCAGCTCCAGCCCACCAGCAGGGGTAAGCCCAAGGCGACGGCCATGAATACTAGTTTGGATCATGATATTTATACTCCAGCTTATTGTGTTTGCTTATGGATTGAATAGTCACTCACCGCTATTCTCGGTATTCATTGCGCGTAGACCGGCAGACAACATAAACGCTATGCGCCGCGCCTTTTCGTTCACGCTCATATCCTCGATTTGAAGTGGCCCACCGTCTTTCCCGGTGTGCTCATGCTTCTCGACTATCCAGCCCTGCATTTTTGCAATATCGACAAGGGCGGCACGCTTATCCCACATTTTAATCTTCGCAACACTTTCGACAGCATCACCATCGGGAGAGCCGCGAGTGACAACCTCAATTGCCGATACAGAAGCGGCGGTAGCATCGTCTAAATCCTCAACGTGCTTCAATGAACCGCCGGACTGAAACAATTTGCGAATGTCGCTAAACCCAATGTAGCTGAGTTCCCTTAGAACCATTTCACGCGTTATCTCAGCGCGTTCAGCGGATGCTTCGAGTATTTCCTCAACCCTTTCACGAATCCTTTCATTCCCTTTCAGGCGGATTGCGTTCCCATCATTGGCCTTAAACCCTGCATTGACGTATGCCGAACATGCTGGTTCACCCTTCGCAATCTCCTGTGCGTACCTTTCATGTCGGGCGTTATCGAGGACTGGCATTGTTACGGATGAGCCGCCGCGTAGATCTTATGACCAGCAACAACAGCAAAATCATACGCCGTGTCAGCCTCACAGGGGAATGTCATGCCGCTACCCGTTGGGTTCGCACCAATCTCGATCAGCGCCTTAACCGAGCATACCACCGTAATGAGGTTCGTGGACCGATTGAACGCAGCCGACGCTACGCCAAAATCGAGTATCTGTTTTGCGAGAGGCGGAAACGGGCGGACCTGCATACCACTACGGATCATGGTCATTTCGTAAACATCGACTTCTTGCGCCATGTGCGTTCCTCAACAAAAAAGCCGCTGGGATTGCTCCGAGCGGCTCAAGGTCAGTTATACCATTATGGTTTATCCACTACACTAAGCTGCGCATATTATCAAGCGTAGCCTTTAACCCCCGCGATAATACTCGCCACATTGGCAACCGTTGTTTTCGCCGCGTCTCCAGCGCTCCGCCTATTGCCCGCCATATCGGAACCAGCCGTTGGTGCATCCATATCAAAGCGACATATATTCTCGTAACAGGACCACATGCGCGATGGGAACTTGCGCTTGAGCAATGATAGCTCAGACAATGCTTCATGTTCTCGAAGCCCCGGCACAGAAGCCTTGATATAGGACGGGTCAGGCGTTGTTTTGCTATCGAGGATTGCCCATAGGCGTTGGCAGTATCGGATTGCTGCAATCTCTGCTTCACCAAACAAATCGGACTGGCTGTTGATCCAGCGCTCTATCGTCGTGCCACCCCGATTTATCAGGACTTTAGCAGCGCCGTTATACTCACCGATTGCCTGATAGTCTGATTGCATATTATGCCATCCCAAAGCCCTAATAAAATTGAGGTTCCCAACCTTAACCCTTCATTTCCAATGCGTAGTAGAGGACCACATTGGCGCTGGCGGGTTTTGCCCTGTATCGGGAGGCTGGGCTGTTGGTCTGCACCTCAAAACAAACCTAGGATGCCAGCTATGAAGAACGTTAATTCTTATCTTGTGGCTTATCATCAATCTGTTTGTCAAGCCAATGATCTAGCGCCTTCATCGCCTTCGTGGCCGTTGGCGTTGCCAGAGCCTTCTCACCCATCTCAGAGGCTGCGATTGCATAAACAGTGTTCTCTGACGGACAGATCGCCTTAACACACAGCATAGACAAAAACACAACAATCGCTGTTTTGAGAATTTTGCGATTTACAGAAAAGGCACCATCATCAGCGTCGCAATCTATCAAAGGCAAATACGCAAAGGCAGAAACCAAGGCGACAAAGCCCGAGACAAAGACCAAAATGCCAGCGGTGCTATTCACGCTGCCAAACACATCGGCTAAATATAAAAGCCATGATAAACTATTCATTTTTCTTATCCTTTCACTATGTCACGACGCCCGCATGAGGTCAATCAAGATGACCATCATCCGCGATAGTGCTGACAATCCAGAAATGTCGCCCACTATGCTCAGTCCAATATGTTCTCTTCTTGCGGATTATGTCAATTCCAGGCTGGAAATGCTCTTCCAGTCTCCGCATTGTAAGCTTGGCAAAATTAACGCGCACCCGCCACTGCCATCTACACAAAGCCCACCCCATTGCCACAAACCCGGCGTTGGCGGCTAATGAGATTAGGTTCTCCATCACATCGCCCTCGCTGGATAAACCCTAACGCCTCTTGTCGCGCGTTGCCTAGCGTCAGCCTTAGCCCTTAACTTATAAACACGGATGGCCTCACCTTCCTCACGTATTATCCTAAGACGCCTGCGCTGCGCCTCCAGCCGCAACTCCAAGTCCTCCTGCATATAGGCTTCGTGCAGCGCGTCATGATCAACCTTTCCGCCCCATCCCTCCACAGGCGGACCAATGACAAATTGGCAAAACTTAACAATTGCAGCAATGAACCCAATCATAACCAAGCATGTTAAAATAACCTCTCCTACGTAATCCATCACTCAGCACTCCTTATCTTCTCATATTCTTCCAGAGCGACCTTCAAAGATCGCCATTCAATATAGCGAATTGCTGTGGCCTTATCTGAAAGAGTGTGCCTTTCATATGCTAGCGTCTCAACATTGCGCTGTTCTGGAATAAATTTAGGTGTAGGAAAAACATCGCGCACGGCCACCACGTAATCGGGATCATAAAAACAGCTTTCAATAATACGCCAAGATTTAACTTCCTCTTTCAGCGCAGTAAACGCCAGCCATACATGATCGTCAGTAACCATCACCTCGCCCTCCGTATCACAGAGCTAATCCTGTATCGCTGCCAATGCTCCAACCCCTTCTCAGCCGCAAGCTTATGCGTGGCATGCCGTGTTGCGAACCGCTCGCCCTTGGTGTTTTCTGCTATGCAGTCATGTTGCTCGGTCATTTTCATTCCTCTTCATATCAAATATGCGAAACCACGTCATTTGCGCAGTGTTCAGATAACCAAGCGCATCTTTGCACCCATCTTTTAGCCCCGCCTGATACCCCGCCCTAATTCGCTCCATAAGACGCCCATCATCATGGTTACCATTGAGCCAAGCCAAGGAACGCTCAGGATCACTCTCAAATCCAGCGCCAATCGCCCTCAATTTCTCTAGGTGCGGATCAACAGGCGACACCATCGCTGGAAACATATAACCGCCATCCCTAAGACACAGCGGACAAAGGTCGGTCATTTTTTGCCTCCTCAATGATATTGCTCAGGATAACATGGATTGCATCACCCATGTCAGCATAGACGTAACGTAATATATCGGAATGGGTATGGTCGCCGCTGATAATGTGGAGCGTCTCGCCATCCGGCAACTTCACCTCGATCAGATCCCGTTTAATTTCACCTCTGGAGTTTTTGGTTGTCGTCCAGCGATCCTGTGTCATTTTTTAGCCTCCGGTGGCGCTGGCAAGGGCATCCAATAATCTAAATAATTTAAGTTGCTATCATAGGGGTGGTCCTCTTCTAAAAGACCACATTCCTTATCCCAATAAGCAACCACGGTATGGCGGCACCCACCAGAAGATCCGCGATCCCATCCCGTTGCCAAAAAAGCCGTCCCATCCTTTGGCGCTGTTTCTATCGGTTGCCAGTCAGTCATTCGCCATCCCCTCTTTTAGCGCCCGTATGATTGCGCGGATAACCAAGCCGTCAGCTTGTTCATCGTAATAATACTCGCCTGTTTTCATCGCCTCGGAATTAATCAGTGCCCGCGCCCGTTTTAGATACGGATCAACCGGCGCAAGGTCTTGGTGCTTTTCGATTGCCGCCGCTTTCCATGCGCGGAGGTCCTCAAGCTCCTCAAGAGCGGCTGCGCTTATGTCGATTAGGCTTCCACCAAATACATCAACGTCCGGCCTGTTGCGTAGGGGTGGGCAGTGGTCATCAAAGTGATGTCCGCTCTCGGTGAACACATTGTAATCAGGCACACTGCCGTCCTCATAGGTGATCTGATACCACTGACCAAGGCGAGGCCGATCCTCCCGCAACCGCACCGGCCTGCCATCATGCAGCATCAACGGCTTGTTTATGTCAAATGGTTCATCCATTGGTTTCGTCCTTAGCTTTCAAATATGCTTGATATTCAGCGACGGCTTCTGGAAATGTCCACTCACTCCAAGGTGGCGTTGGTGGACCGAATGAAGGGCATGGACCCGTTCTACAAGCACCTGTACAATGACACTCCTGGATCTTAGAATATTTCTCCAAATACTGCTCTGGGATTGGCGTGCCATCGGTATAGTGGGTGTATTTACCCATTACGCTTCTCCCATGCGTAGAGTAGGCCGACACCTGTATCTGTATCAGACAAGTCAATCTCATCCGCAGACCAACCCACACCCGCAGCCCTACCAAAAGCCAAAATTTCATCCTTTAGCGCTCGGTCTGGATCAGGCACCAAGTCTGGATGTTTCGCCCGTGCGGCGGCTAGTTCTGCAGACAACGCTGCATTTTCACCCTGTAGCCTTGCTATCGTCGCCAAGTCGCCCGTTAGCGTATACCCAACCGAGATAGTCTTGGCGGTGTATACCTGCTCACCCTTCTTGCGGTATCCGATGATATCAGCGGTAGATTGCAGAGCATGATGCTTCCAGTCCGCAGCACCGCCTCCAGAAAATGTTTCACCAGATCGAAGCAAAACCTCACCATCCCAATCATCCGGCGCTGTGTCACCACCAGCCCAAGGCTCAAAACCTTGCTCGATTGCTTGATAAGCCCAATGGTCAGCGGGTAGGCGGATTTTTGAAATAACCGGCCAGTACCAAATGTCAGATTTATCCTGCTCATCAACCAGCCAAGCATCCTCACATATCTCATTAGCCAGAATAATATCATCATCAGCCAACCACGCTGGCCGCTTGCCATCCACCTGTATCTCTGGACCGTATTCAGGCGCAGCCTCCACGTGTGGTGCTGGAACCTCTTCGATTAGGTCATAGGGGTGATCGGGGGAGCGGGCATAAAAACGACCCTCTTCGGTGAGGTAGCTCCCGCAAGATATAAAAGGATAATTTTCACATTCAGTTGACCTCGCCACAGGCCCCACAACATCACCGGCCCGGTTCCTGTAGTATTTTCCCGCCTCAATCTTCATCGTCATTCTCCTGTTAGATATTTGCCGTCGCGGATTACTCTACCCGCCAGATACGTACTCCACCTTCGACAGACCTGCGTGTAAAGTCACCGCCATGCGCGGCCTTGTACATCGAGGCTGACTTGGAAGCGCTTCTAACCTTCTCTTGCGGTACGAAAAAACTGTCCCCGACTTCCATTTCCGCGAAGGGGTATTTTTTTGGCCTGCCGAGTTTTGGCTCCGGCAATGGAACGCTTTTATCAACTTCAATCTGCATTTTGCATCTCCTATTGTTCTATACTTAAATCACACTTCCGCAGCGCTGTAAAGGGTAATTCACCCCATCATTTCCCGTTTCTGCCGCTTGTCATCCGCATCCCTCCTCGCCCGGATCGGCTTGTCTGCCTCACATGCCAGCCGCCGAAGCCTTGACGCCAGCCCTGCCCGTGCGATCTCTGGATTAGCCATCAGGCGATGCACTAGCGTGTTTAGCGTGGCTAGTGTTGGCTCGTCAGTTTGTTTCTGGAAAAAGCGCATTTCATTCTCCTTCAGTCATATTGTGGTCCGTCTAATTCCTTAAACCGCCAATCTCGATAATCGAGCATAACAGCCGTCTGTGATTTTTCACCCGGAAGGCCCATGCGGATCTTGTTTATCATAATCAAAGCTTCGTTCTTTTTCGGGTCTTTGCGGTGATAGGTTATCCCATAATCAGCCTTATTTGCCCAATGTGCAGAGCCTGAAATATCATACAACCCCGGAGGACTATTCACACCTTGCCCCGGTTTTGACGGGTGGGCAACAATCCAGAAAGCCACATCGTTCTGCTTTGCAAAGCGCTTGATAGCCCGTAGAGCGCGAGAGATATATTCGGTCTCAGTCTCACCTGATTTGCGCTTGTGCTCCAGCTCATTCCACGGATCGAGAATAATAATCTTTGCGCCATCCCGAACAACAGCGGTCCGGCAAAGCTCCAGAAAATCCTCAAGCGTCATCTCCTGATCTTCGTCAATTTGCTGGCTAATGATGACAAGGTTATCCTCTATCATCGCGTCAAACTCATCGGTTTTCCGCTGGCCCATTTCATGCCGATTGCACTGCATCATGGATTGCTTGATCCCATTGACCAAGATAGGCTTAACGTCCGTTTCAAATGACGCCACGCAGACCGGCACATTCAACCCCACAAAATGCCCTATCATCTCATTAACCAAGCTCGACTTGCCCATGTTGGCATAGCCAGTCAGTACGGTTAGGGTTCCCGGCACAACAAACAGTTTATTTCGCAGTGGCTCTATGCCCGTATCCCATGCCGTGACCTCACCCCGTTCCGGGAAGTCACTCACCCGGTACAAGCCCTTTATCGGGTAGGGCTTGGCATAGGTGATTATGTCCACAATCGACATAGGATCATACAGCAAAGCGTCGTTCAAATCCTTGCAGAAGTCCGGGTAGGTTACAAACTTGCAGCGATCAGGCCCTAGAAGCGCCGCTAAGTCAGCTGCCAGCGCCATTCCTGGTCCGTCGCTATCTACGGCTAGTATAAAGGTCTTAACCTTCTCCAGCAGGCTTAAATGGCGCCACACCCACGAATAGCGTTTTGCGTCCTCTGGCTTATCCGTCCGATCTTTTGGCGCGCCGTTGGGGATCGACACGACATGGCGGAAGCCTGCTTGCAGCGCTATCAGGGCATCCCACTCCCCTTCCGTGATTATCACCGGGCTGTCTCCGCAGTCCTTCAGGCAATCCACATTCCACAGGGTAAGGGGACTGTCTGGGTCCATCCTGTGTCGCTTTTCCGACGCCATGCGGTACTTGTGGTTTATTTCCTTGCCGTCCTCCAGATACGGAACGGTAAGCCAGTAGCCGCTTGCGTCTCTCGTTGTCTTGATCCCGAACTTCTCCGCCAGTGCCGGCTCGATACCCCTGCCCGTTAGCCAAATCTTGTGATTGTCGTGCAGCATCTGAAACTCCCTTAAATCCGCAGTGGTGACAATTCCAGATTAACCCGCCGTCAATTCTGGAAACACTCAAACACAAATCCCGTTTATTTTTCCGGCTGGGGGAACACTCCGGGCAAGTCTGCTTTCCCGCCTTGGCTGGTTCCCACCCTAGCATGGCCCATTTACCCAATCGTCACCCCATGCGTTTTTGGGTTCGGCTTTTTTCATGCAGCGCGTGATGAATGATATTGGCTCGACTACCCGCTCAAGCTGCGCCGCAGTGATGGCTCTTGCCGCTTCATCCTTGCCGTGGTCGCGGCACCACTTGCCGATCAATGCACCCGGATCGCCTTTCACGAATGGCTTGAGATATGCCTTCGCATTAGTCCAGAAAATCTTATCAGAAGATGCGTCCGCATCCATATCTTTAGATATGGTACTATATGTATCTGTATATGATGGCTGAGCATCTGCTGAGCTTTTGCTATACATCTGCTTAGCACGTGCTAGACCTGCCTTACGCTTTTTCAATGACTTATCGTGAACGGATGCTAATTCTTTCTCAACACGCTTATGGACCCACTTGTCGCAAGTGACTTCAAAAAACTCCGATAATACGGGTCTAGCCTTCGCCCATTCACGCGGTCCCATCCTAACTATTCGAGCTAATTTTTTGTCGTCATTAGGCAGGGATTCCCCCTTTTGCCAATAGGTCATTATAAGCAACAAATACGCTCCATGCTCAAGCGTAGAGAGGTGCGCGGCGTCTGATAAATAGTCCGCCACATAGAGCGGCATGAACGGCAGAGCAGCCATTATTCAGCCTCCAGCCCATAGACTTCAATCAGCATAGAGCAATCATCATCGCCGATAATGCCATAGCCGTGCAGTGTCATAATATGGGATTTTTTAAGCGCCGCCGTATCCATAGCGTCGATCTGGCGTTGGATAGTCTGGAGACGCGCAAGCCGTTCCATGATAGGTTTTGTGTAAAATGAGATAGGCTTAAACATGTTCAAACTCCGAAAGGGCTTGAACATACGGCGCAAATAAGGTATCAGAACCTTGTCAGGGCGCTTCTGTTCAAGCGTTATATAGGGCGGGGTTCTCAGGCTCCGCCCTATTTCTTTAGCACCACATTCCACAAAATACTAGCGTCACTTGCACTGGCGAGATAATATCTGTATTGATGTTTCTGCGCCTTCGTCAGCGCTTCTCCTGTTTGAGGGGTCGGCTAATCACCGGCCCCTTTTTATTGCAGCTTGATCCATTTCAGCCGCTCCACAAAGTCGTCATCAGTCTCAGACATTTCCGCCGCCATCTGGCAACCATGTATTACTGTTGTGTGATCCCTGTCCATAATAGCCCCGATGCGGGTATAGGCCATGCCAAGCCCCCGGAAATAAGCATATGCCGCCAGCCTCGCCCGGTTGATGTTACGACTGCCACGAGGGTTTCTGTTGGTCAGAATATCATCCGCAGGCACACAAAACGCCATAGCAGCAAGCCTCAATATCCTGCCAGTGTCTAAGCATCTATGCCTATTTCGAGAATATCCCAATCGCTCAAAAGCAGCTTGTTGGGCGGCACAAAACGCCATAGAGCCAGACGCCACTTGTCGTAAGTGTTCTGCATGGTGTCCGGCCCGTGTATCTGGCCATTGCGGAACTTGATCCACACCATCTGCGAGGGGTTTTTGATCTCGCGCTTCGGGGCATGCAGCCATGCGTTGGGGTACCATTTCATGCGACCTCAATAGCGTATGGATTATTAAAGCCCATCGTTTCAGCATAGGCGATCATTTCAGCCGTGGTCATCACGCGCTTGCCGACATGCCAATCCTCAGTGTCGGATACAGAGCCGTCAGGGTTGCGTATGTGGCTATAACGGATGTTTCCGCTACCTATACGGCAGACAGGTGCTAGAAGGCCCTGTAGGTGCCTTTGCGCCAGCCCTGCAAGGCCATCAGGGCGCTCGTGGTTGTAAACATATTTGCTAACGATGGACGTTGTGGCGATTGCGGGCCTTTTAGGAGCCGGTTGACGTGTAAACTCTTTAGGCTTTGGCCCTAGCTTCTTAAGTGGCAATCCAAGTTCCTGCCTCCATCGCGTAATCGTGCCACGACCTACGCCAAACAAGATCGCCAGCTCGCCTATTTGTAGATGATCGTTTTCCGCGAGATTGTCCGGAGCTGGTCGGCGGCGTAAATCTTTCTGGATACAAGGATTGTCGCCACGCTTGATCTTGTTGTTTTTGATGTAGGTGCGCAGATTGTCACGGTTGGCCCTAACGTGCGCTGCTATTTTCTCGATGCTGTAGCCATCGTGGAACATCGTTGATATGTCCGTCTTTTCCTGCTCGGTCCATATACGCCGCCTATCGGGATGCTTTGACGATAAAACCAGCCCCATGCCAGCCACAACGTTGCTAGCAATGGCTCGGTTCATTTTCAGGTGACGCGTGATAAAGGATATGTTTTTGCCGGATTCCACCAGTCCCCTAATGGCACTTGCATGGGGATGATTGCTGGCGTTTTTCCGGTGTTCTGCCATTGCATTGGTGTGGCGGATTTTCTTGCAGGCTTTGCACGTACTGGCGAGGCCGTCGAGCTTTTCCTTTTCTTTGCGATAATTGGTTTCAGGCTGGGCAACCTTGCAGTGCAAACAGATACGCATCGTCATTTCTCCTGTGTGGCGGGAGTTTCACCCGCCGTATTTTAGAACATGCCGCGATTGGTGATAAATGGCACCTCATCGAAGTCATCGCCGCCAAAGGGGTCGCTGGACGCATTACCGCCACCGCCGCCGTTGCCGCCAGTATTCGCCCCGCGATTGTCACCAACGCTATCAAGCATTACCAGCTTAGCATCAAAACCCTGTAGGATGATCTCGGTTGAGTAGCGCTTCTCGCCGTTCTTATCGTAAGACCTCGTTTGCAACTGCCCTTCCAGATATACCTTCGATCCTTTGCGCAAATATCGCTCAGCCACATTAGCCAACCCTTCCGAGAAGATGGCTACACTGTGGTATTCAACCTTTTCCTTGCGTTCGCCTTCTTTGGTTTTCCAGCTCTCATTAGTGGCAACGCGAAGGTTCACCACCTTACCGCCATTGTTGAAAGAGCGGCTCTCAGGATCGGCGCAAAGGTTGCCGATAATGATGACTTTATTTACACTGCCTGCCATGTCTTATTCCCTTATCCAGCCCCATTTAATCAGGGCGCTTATTGCATCGTCAACACTGTAAACAACGGCTATTGAAAGGCCGCGCTTCGCCAGTGCATCTTCCCATTCTAATTGCTTTTCGCTTAACTCGCCGCCTTCACGCTTAACCTCCATGAAGGCTATCTGACCACTTGGACCGATAAGCAAGAGGTCAGGAAAGCCCGGCTCCAGCCCATCGGCCTTAAGTGCCGCCATCTGCATTGCCCTTTGCTTTGAGGTGCCGGACAGTGATGCACCGTTAGGAACATGCACTGCCAATATGCCACGAGCTTTGCATTGCTGGCGGATAGAGCGTTGTATGGACCTTTCAGAGATCACTCTAGGCCCAACGCCGATTTGTACGTATCGAGAAGAGCCTCAGCCTCTTGGCGTGCATGAGCCTCCATTTTGCGCAGTTTCACGATTGCGCGTAACGTTTTGGCGTCATAGCCTTGACTGGACGCTTCCTGATAGACCGATTTTATATCATCCAAGAGGCCCTGCTTTTCAGATTCAAGCCTCTCCACTCTTTCGATGTACTGCCGAAGCTGGTCGGCTGCTACGTTGTCAGTCATGTCATTCTCCTATTTCGCAACGCATTACGCATTGCGTTTATCCATGTTGCATGCGTGTCTCATTGCGTCAATATATAAAACGCATTGCATTAAAAGCCGCGTGCGATTTGCTCTTCTGCATTTTCCCAATCGGTTCGGCTGGAACCCGGCACAAGCCTGAGTGCCACATTCACCAGCGCATTGTACAGATCGCCAAACTCCGCATCATCCATTTCGCGGAATGACCATGACTTGGGGATATAGCAGACCTCGCCTGTCAGCGGGTTGACCACCATTTCAACATATCCAGCGCCGATTGTCATGGCTTGCCGTAGCGCGTCCAGTGATGGATATTCCGTGTGTGGATATAGCAGATTGAGCAGCGCAAACGCCTTGCGGTGTAGCCTGATATTGCGCGGCATAGAGACGCTAATCTCTATCGTGTCGCCCACCTTCCAGCGCTTGGGTAATTCCTCCCACGCGAGAGGATGCAGGGCATTTAGGCCAACGCGGGCGAGGATCTTAGCCATCCCAGCCATCCCGCAGTCGCTGGGCCTCTGCATACAGGTCTATGCCGTGATATTCGGTGAACCCTGCATGGCCAAGCGCCTCCACGGATATGGTCGGTCCGTGCTGTATCATATGGTGTCCCGGGCAGAGTGGAGACAGCAGCATATGCGACCGCGCAATCCGCTTAAATCCATCGCTGGATACGTGATGCACCGTTGCAGGGCGACCGCACACAAGACATGGCAGGCTGGCTATATAGGCCATGTATCGCCGCTCTAGTGCCGTAGGTGGCGCACCAGCTTTAGGGCGCATGCGATTGTGGTTAGGTTTCCAGCCCATCACACCACCACCTTTCGTTCTGTCAACAATAGGCCAGGCGCTTTAATACGCTGAACCTTGCCTATTTCGTTCGCCATTTCCAGCAGCGCGGCCAGATACATTTCGCGCCGGTTCTGCCATAGCCATCGGCCAAACGCTGTAGGATCGGTTAACTCAACATCGTGGACAGTTTTCAGCCCTACAGCTTTGCCAATGCCCTTGACTTGCACCTTATCCTTCGCGGCTGCATTTGCGATCCTGTCAGCCTTTTGCGCGTCCTTCAGGGCCTCTTCCGCTTCAAACCTTTCGGATAGATCGTCCGTTTTCAGCGCAGCCTGTGCAGCCTTTAGCTTGTCGTCGGCTTCCTTGCGCAGAGCATCGGCTTTAGATCTCTTCTCAGCCTCGATCTTTGCCAGCCACGGGGCGAGATAATCCTTCGCCATTTTGGTGCCAGTGTCGCATTTGCTTTGCAGAGGCTTCCACTTGGCTTGAACTTCCTTTCCTGCATCATCGTGCGGCTTCTTTTCTGCAGCGCGTTCTGCGTCAGCACGTTTCTCAAGCTTGCGGATTGTGTCCATCAGCAGCCCAACATCGTCGGCCTGTGCCTGCGATGTTATCGGTTCGCCGTCGAGGTAGTTTTTAAGCTCCTCGATAGACTCCTCAATCTGGAGCGATAAATCCTCAAAGGGCGGCGGGTTATTGCTCATTGCCAAGCTCCTTAAGCTTTTTGTTCAGGCTGTGCATGATCTCGGCATACATGCCGGTGTTCATCAGGTTGAGCGATTTAATCTTGTAATGAGCGCACGTTTTTGCCTTGTCGCCGCCCACCTGATCTATAAGCTCGTTGAGCTGCTGTAGCTGTTCTGGCGTGATAAGCTGCTGCGGCAATGACTTCTGTTGCTTAGGCGCTGGTTCACTCGCGGCGTTGCCATCATCATCCTCAGGGCAGATACCAACGAAAGCGGCGAGGGCATAGCGACGGGCGTATGTCGTGGCGCTGCCATATCCTTGCGCGTCAACCTTTGAGAGAGGAATGGACAGCGTTTGCCGGATATACTGACCAGATTTATGCAGGAGCATCGTTGTCATGGTCATGCGGTTTTCGATCATTTCACCGGGAGCCTGCACGACTGATAGCCCGTTCTTCGGGCCAACCTTTTGAAATGCGTCCCATACAGATGATAGGTCAGCATATTTTATTACTTTTCCGCCATTCTTAAATGCCGGGTTTTCGCTATCCTTCGTTGCGCCTTCGATCTCGCCTTGCGTCAATGCCAAGGCTGTTGCCAATTCGCTTAATTCAGAGCTCGTTTCCATCGTCATTCTCCTGTTGCTTTCTTGATTGCGGCGCGGGCTTGTTCGAGCCAGCCACCGGGATCGCTTGGTACATTCCAAGGGCCACCCTCTTTGCCGTATTTCGAGACCGCGTATTGCAAAGCCTCCAGCAGATCGGTTTCAATCGCACGGGTGTTCCATGCGGTGATGGCCTCGGCTTTAGTTTGATAACCGCCCACGATGCCACTGCGGCTTACCGCTCCGCACTTCACGCAATTGACGTAAAATGCTTCAGTTATCGGCACTTCGCCGGGCCACCATGTATCGTGCATTGGTGTAGAATACCGGATATGACCGGCATCACTTGCCTCACCCCCACAGAATGGGCACGGCTTTAGCTTATCAGTCATTGCTGCGCCCCTCTGCTTTGGCGATTGCTGCAAAGGCTTTCCCAG